TATCTGTTTTAACGAGTAAGTCATCTAAAGATTTACTGAAGTCACTACTTTCAAGCGTAATGTTTAAAGTTGCCATAGATATACCTAAGTTTTCTTTTTGGATTGAAGTTCTACATATATAGAATCAATTAATTGAATCCACTGAATATAATCTTCACGATAGTAAGATTCTATTTGATTTTCATTCAGGTATGAACAGATTTCAGAATAGGGAATGTATCCTATTCCGAAACCCATTTGTCTTGATGTGCTTAAACAACGAAAGGCTGAAAGATAAGGAACTGAGTCAGAAAATAATTCAGGCTGATTCTGAAGCTCAGGGATTATATGTCCCTGATCCTCCATTTTTTGCAGAAATTCTAGATTGTCACCGACCCTTGATTCAAAAGCCAGGACTTCCCTTAGTTTTTTTCCAGTTCCTCATCGTCCTCGATTTTGAAGCTTTCCATTTCGTTTGCAATTTCATATATCTGTTCACGAAGATCAGGATATTCAGTGAGAATTCTTGTACATTCATCGACTGAATAGGGTACATCTTTGCCATCTTCCTGCATTCCGCGCCATCCCAAAACAATTGTCTTCGATAGCGCTTCAATCATGAACTTATCTGCAAGATCTTCTGAGACGTTTCCACGCCGAATAGCTTTTTCATAGGGTTTGGTAATCTTGCGAAAAGCTTTCTTGTATTCAGAATTTCCGATACGAGCAATTTTGATAAAACACCCATTTCCAAAGTCTTTCTCAATACCCTCGATTTCTGCCTTCTTGTCAGTTGCATACTCTTTTTTCAGATCCATAAAAACATTCTCTCCTGTAAGTTAATTTTTAAAACCAATTAAAAATATCTAATGAATATAACAACAAAAGTCAATTAAAAAGAAACGGGGACATGTGAATTGATCACATATCCCCGTTGTAGATTGTTATTTAGTTATTTGATTAGAATTTATCAATTTGAATCTGACAATTTGAAAAACTATCGTACAATGCACGATATGTCATATTCTCCATGATATCCTGATTCGATCCACCAATATTGGTCTTATCAGTTTCGATCTTAAGTCTTGGCAGCGTGAAAATATAACCATTATGATTAGCGTCAGAGACCCTAAATGCAATAGCCGTTTCTGTACCTTCAAGATATTTCTGATACATCGCTTTACTGAAAAAATAAGCAGTAAGGCTTCCAGAAACAGAGCATTCACCAACACCAACGTCGCACGCTTCCTTACGACCAATACCCTTAATCTGTCGAAGATTGTTGTTAAGATTGATATCGATACCCTGAATTAAACAACCTTCAATAGCCGTAAATGTCGGTTTTCCTTCAAACACTCCACCAACATTCGATGTCGCGTTTAACACCTGCGTGACTGTTGCAGCAGTTAATGACGTTGCGGGAATAATGGTAGTATCTGAAACACTAGCCGATGCTCCCATAAAATCAAATGATCCAGTCAGAACTGCATCTGATTTTGCAGAAAGAGACATCTGGTTTACAATCATACCCATGTACTGGAAAAATACATTAGTAGCGGTTGTGGTATTAACAGCAATTTTCTTTTCAAATCCAAAAGATTTTTCAGTTATACCATTTCTAATAACAGAGCCAGTTACAGTGCATTGAGTTCCAGTGTATGGTAAGGTTAATGTACTAAAAACAACTAAACTCGTTGGAGACGCTACATCCATAACTCTGAAGTAATCTACACTGGTTGCACTTTGAAGACCTTTTACCTGAATCCATTGACCATCTGTAACGTTAGTTGTGGATGTAATGCTAAGTGTAGATGCAGATGCAGAAAACGTAACTGATTGCGTTGCAGCAGCCACCTGAGTTGACCAACCCGCAGAGTACATAGCCCCAACAAGAAAATCATCAAACGTTGTTGCAGAAAGTTCAAAGTTAAAACCACCTGAAGTCGCAGCACCTGTTTGAATAAGATCAGCCGTTGCACGGTCAGATCGAATTTCCTGTGAAGAAGTATTGGTAATATCATAAGACAGAGATTCACTGGTATATCGCAGCAATTTCATAGTATGCGCCGCAGAAAACGATTCGTTATATACGCTTTCTACGCGATATGCTAATTGTGCTAAATTACTATCAGCCATATTATGGCCTCCTTTATAATTAGTTAGGAGTTACACAAAGATCAATATAGAGAATATGGCTTCAGCCGTAACCCGTAAGCAATCCTGCTTATTCTATAAAACTATCATAATAGTATTCAACAAAAGCTATTGTTAAGTACCATTCGTTTGCTTTGCCAATCTTTTCGGTTTGAATAGATCGTGTGGTGATATTATTAAATTGCTTTCCAGCAAATAACTTCGCTATTTCGTCGATATAATGCCTTGTGTTATATGATCCAGAATTAGCTGGAGCAAAAATCTTAAAGACAATAAGACCAGTATTTCTAAAAACTTGTCTATCTGTGTTATTTATTTGATATGTATCTTCTGGTTCAATCTCAAGTTCTATGTAAGATTGATTTATTTCTGGAGTATAATCGTCATTCTCGAATACAATTGGAGTTAGTGTCCAGTTGGATTGAAAACGAGTTTCTACGTATTGTCGAAGTAGGTTTTGGTTCATCTTCTACGTTTAACTTTGAATTTAAATTTTCGATTACTTTTTAGATTAGCGATGTTACAGAGATTATCTAGTAATCTAAAAGACTTACGAAATGTTTTTAAAAAAGGTCTATATGGCGGAGTATTCTCACCCCATCCTAAAGTTTCTATATTTTCATTGTAATATATAAAACTTGTAATAGATATTTTAGAATATGGATCAGTGATAATATAAGCTATTTGTTTCTTTTTTGCATAATCAAAACGTTCACTCTTTTTATTATATCTTAATATAATAGTATTGATAAATGGACCTTGAGAAAAAGGTGCTCTTTCAGGTATTGGAGAAACATCAACAAACGTCTGTAATGTACTATTAATCCATTCGTTTTTAATAGTTAACAAATCTTGTTCTATTTCTTGTTTAAAATTATTTAGATCCTGATGCATATTACCCACATAGCGTCTGCTGGATCAATGTCTTTTAGAATGACTTTATATCTTACACTATTTATTAAAACATAATCTGTTAATTTAGGCGTGATGCTTGGCAAAGACAAGGACGGAATCATCAATTTTTTATCAGTTGAGAATATCTCAGTTTTAGAGCCAGAAGATATTTTGACCTCTTCCTCTGAGTACTGAGTTATGATACTCGATGTGACTATGTCTTGATAATTTGTTTCGGTCTTAGTACCAGTTACAGGATTATACTGATATTCACCAGTTACGTGATATGTGACACTTGTCGCTAAATCACCCAACGTAGTAATTATCTTTGGCATTAATGCCTGTAACTTGCTTTTGAGTTGCATTGTTATCTAACCAATCGTCTTTGACGTGCGCTAAATAGTGTCCCGTATGGTTTAAGAATTAACAATACAGATGTTGGAAGTATGTTTGATATACTCGAAGAACTGTTTGATGATTCTCCGATACTTGATTTCAAAGTAATAGTTCCAACTGTTATTTCTTTTAAGCCAGCAAGGTCAGTTGAGCCAGAATTAGACTGATCGTCGTCATAGGACTGAACCAAATCTTCTTGATATAGTCTGTATGCGTACTCAGCCGTTGCGTCCGATATCCATACTGGTTTGTTAACTACATCTATAGGCCAATTATTAATATCATATAGACCATATCGTGGACATTGTAAAGACTGTGATTGCAGTATCTTATTGCCATCCCATGCAAACAGTTGATCTATAAGGCTTGTTGCCCATACCAACAGAGATGTCTGCGTAGCAGCAGCTATGGCTGTCCATCCAGACGTATGATATCGTCTCTGATGATAGTCTGTTGCTTCAGCCAGTGTTGAATAAGAATTGGCCGTACTGGTTCCCCAGGAGGCGTCTAATACCAGTGCCATAATTATTCCTCGACAGTTTTACGTCGTCTCGTTGAAGTCGCTGTCTCTTCAGTTTGAATAACTTCTTGCGTCTCTGGTTGATCTGAGACTTTTGGTGCTGATTCAATTGGTTTGACGTATTCCATGTATTTGAACGCATCGTGATCCTCTGCATTGACAATGATATAAGTATCTGGACCAGTTTGAATTTTTACTGTTGGGCATTCTGCCATTTTAAAACCTCTTTTGATTTAAAATTAAAAAAAATAGGGATTGGTGTGAGTACCAATCCCTAACGGGTATATTTTGTAACATAGAATTTTTTGTTACGTTATTTGCCATTTAAGATAATCCATGTGTTTAAATCGCTTGCGCTAATTGTTCTCGCTCAAGTCGTTGTTGTGATCTAAAACGTTTCATTGATTCTGATCGTCTTAATTTTTCTTCTGATGTTTGAACTCGTCCTAAATTGTATTTATTACCAATGTTCGCTTGTCTTAGTGCTTCTTTGTTTGCGTTTGATTGTTTCTTACCTAAATTAGCTTGTCTTAATTTTTCTTTTGTCTCTTCTGATTTTGGTATGCCCTTCTTAGCTTCTGATATACGCCTTCTTGTTTCTTCTGATCGGGTCTGAGTTCTTTGAAACTCAGAGATTCGTTGCTTTGCGTATTCAGTTTGGGTTGTGCCTAAGTGGGCTTGGCGGTTTTTTTCTTTAGACTCTTCTGTATGTTTGTATCCTGTATTTGCTACACTGATCTTTTGCTTTGTTTCTTCTGATCTTGGAATTCCTTTAAGCGGTGATTCTCTTCCAGTTAATGCTTCACTTATTTTTTTTCGAGTTTCTTCAGTTCGTTTGATTCCTAAAGAACTTTTAGCAAACATTGCAATGTTATATACAGAATTAGTTAATTTGTATAAATCTATATAATGCTGTTCTTTTTCTATTAATTGACACTTATCACATTTTTCAATTAATATTATTTCAAAGTTATTATACCCAATATTATTATAATCTTTTTGCAAAAATCTATTTTCATGTTTTTTTAATTTTAATTTCTTTTTATGTTCTTTCGTTCTTTTTAATATGTTTGAACTTCCTCCAATATATATGTTTTTATTTTCTTTATTTAAAATACCATAAATACCAGATCCATCATAATCAATAGAATTCATAACAAAGACTCCTTTCAAGAAAAATTAATATGGTTGACATCAACAATCACATATTTTGTATCATTTGTAACTGTTAATGTCAACCTTTTTCTTAAGTCTTTGTTTCCTTGTGTTATCTTTGTAAGTTGCTTATATTACTCAGTTATCCGAGTATACGACAAGCCAACTCAGGGCGAATACACGCAGCTCCATAAAGTAAATCATACGAAAATCTTGTCTCCTTATTCCCTCTCGTAACTTCCAATCTCAGAGCAATACCAGAAACAGGATCTACGACCGATTCAATCATATTTCCGCCCAACTCAACAGAGTCCGTAAGTGGCCGAGATACGAAGGCAAAAGCGTCACGATGGAAAGCCAGATTGATCGCAGCATGTGAATTTGCCGCACCTGCCATAGTGATAACAGAAGCAGAGGTCCAGGCAACTTTCGCAGCCGGAGCAAATTTCAACAGCGTAGAGGTACATCCAGACAGACATACATACTGTTGCGTATCACCAGCGACCGTGAACGTATCGCCTTCGTTAGCAGCACCAGTCTCAGTGATAATGGCAGTCTGAGTGGCACCAACAGCCGTAGAAGCCGTAGAAATAACACCAGTGGTCGCAGTACGAGTACCATTAGCATGAGTCTTTACGTTCTGAGACATAAACCAATCGAAACCAAGTTTGCGTGCAAGCATACCTTCACGCAGTTCAGCATCAATTGTTCCAGCCTGAACAGCAGAGGCAGAGTTGAAAATAGTCAGACCGAGCAGGTTGGCTTCTGCATCGGCATTCAGAACAACGCGTCTGTCACCCAAAGGAGCCAGGTTGTTGTTCAGAATTTTTCTGGCACCAGTTGCTTCACTGATCGTAGTCGCAAACGGAGTCGTGCCAGTTGTTCCAACAAAATAAGGAACGTTGACATATTTAGACATAATATACTGATCGACGTTATTACCCAACGCTTTGATGGCTTCAGCAGCCTGCATAGGAATAAAACCGTCCATGCACTCTTTGATTTCTTTGTCAGACAGTGTGAAAGCCGCTTCGTACCATTGATCCAGAGTGATAGTCGCATTGGTCGGAGCCAAGTTAGTACCAGCAGGATAATACGCAGAAGGCGCTACAGCCGTTGCAGAGATTGCAGAAGGAATAGGAATAGTAATAGCCTGACCCTTGAAAGCTGCAAGATAGTCATAATTACTGTTTACGAGACGCGGCATAACGCAGTTCTGACGAAGCGTAACAACGCCCTGTGCAAGAAGTTGGGGAATAACAGCAGTCAAGGTATTGGTATTAGTAGCCATAATTTAAAACTCCTTTATATATTTCATATAACTTTGAGTTTACCTTTGGCAATGTCTTCAATATTTTTAATAAACGAAGCCTGATCATTTCGACGTACTGCATTCGAATTCTGTCCAGGAGATGAATTTCCACCAGAAGGTGGTCCACCCGCATGTCCAGCACGAAGAATTCTGTCTTTCATCGGATATTTCTCAATAATAGTTTCAAGGGCTTCGTCAAAATCAGCCAGTTCACCATATTTAGTTTTTGATAGAATTTTTTCTCCATCAAGATACCCGACTATTCTGTTTTCTTCGATTTTAAAATGCTTGCCAAAATACTCAGTTGCCATGTCCGCAGGTAAAAGTGTTTTTGGGTTTTCACCGGAAAAGAATGGTGATTTTGAAAACTGTGACGAAACCATGAGTTTGTAAATATCTTTATCTTTAGCCTCAAGAGCTTGTCTCAATTCTCTTTTTTCTTTTTCAAAACCATCAAGAATTGATTTCTTGTTTACTTCAAACGTATCCGCCATCTGCCGCTTCAATTGTTCGACCTTATCGACATCCAGCATTTTAGTCATATCAAGATTTTTGATCTTCTCGATTGCGTCCAGTGCGATAACAGGATCTTCGATACCTTCGAATTTTTTCAATTGTTCAGCTAATTCGTTCTTTTTCAAACGATGTTCCTTAGCTTCGGCATTCAGAGCTGCAATTTTACTCATTGCTGCTGCTGCATCAAACGGAATTTCCTTTCCGTCCTCTTGAACATAAACTGGTTTGCCTTCCAGCAAAACAACTCCACCATTTTCATCTAACTTCAGCTTCATGCTTAACTCTCCATATTGATATAAAAAAACAGTTATGTTCTTTTTATAGAGCATAAATAAACTTGTCAAGGATTTTCTTTCATGAATATGTGAAAAGATTGACAATACACAAACAGAATGCTACAAAAAATATAAATAGTATTTTAACATAATATGCATTATGGAGGAAATTATGCGAGAAGCCGAAAGAGCACTCGTTAGAGCTTGTATAGATCAAGATAAGGATATGCCGTTTGATGATATCGTGCAGAAAACAAATCTATCACCAGCTAAAGTTAGCCAGTATATATCTGATGTTATTGCTGAATCTGGAAACTGGAATAAGTTTTTCAATAAGAATGAAGACCCGAACGATATAGAGTCTCCATGGGATTTATCTATTGATGATGACTTGTTAGATCAATATAAAAAAGAAATAAACGACAAGACTGATAAAATTAAGCCAATGCTTATTATGAAAATGTACATGGAATTTGAACATGATAAGCGAGTTGCTCAGACAAAATTAAATTCGTTAAAACATTCTCCACATCAGGGCAGTCGGTGGCTTGAACTTAAGATGAAAGCTCGTAACGATCAAATTAAGTTATTGGGTCTCGATGCCGCTGAGAAATTAGACGTTAATATTGGATTGAGTCGCACTAAAGAAGAGCGTGATCAGATATTTCGTGCAGCACAAGCTCGTAATTTATTGCCAGAAGGAAGTATTTAATTAATGAGAGTTTACGTTAGTAAGTATGCGTTGACACAAGGGATAATCAAAAGATTCGGGAGGATGCATGCAACCAAAGAGAATGTCTTCGATTGTGGCGACAATGAGATGTATGACAAGCCGTATTGGAGCGAAGTGCTTGACGAAGCTTTGATGCAAGCTGAAAAGATGCGAGCTAAGAAGCTTAGGAATTTATTAAAACAATATAATAAGGTTCGTAAGATAAAGTTTATCGATGAGTGATATAAGTTTAGAAGATGCCTGTTTCTCTGATTTGATTTGTTTTTACCAACTAATATATCCAAGATATCAAGTTGCAAAACATATTGCTTTGATTTGTTCTTATTTAGAGAAATTAGAACGCGGTGATATAGATAGATTGATTATACTGGCTCCGCCACGAAGTGGTAAGACTGTCGCTGTTGCTGAGATATTTGCATCATGGTGCATGGGTCGTAACCCTGATGGAAATATTATCTATGCTACATATTCTCATGATCGAGCGTCTGATACAGGACGTAAGGTCAAGAACATCATGATAGATAGAGACTTTAAAGCTGTCTTTCCAGATTGTGATGTCAGTGCTGATTCGAAGTCAGCTAATAAGTTATCTACACGTCAAAATGGTAGTTATTTTGCGGTTGGCGTAGGTGGTGCTATCACAGGTCGTGGAGCTGATATTGCCATATTAGATGACTTGATTAAAAGTTACGAGGATCTTACTGAATCGTCAATTGAAAGATTAAAAGAATGGTACGATACTGTTCTTTTTACTCGATTTAGTCCATCAGCTAAAGTTGTTCTGATTATGACTAAATGGAGTTATAATGACATAGCATCTTATTTGATTGACGAGAAAAAGTCTGAAAATTGGACAGTTCTAAGACTTCCAGCAATATGTGATGAAGTAAATGAAATAAGCGGAAAAGATATATTAGGTCGTGAGTTAGGCGATGTTCTTTGGCCTGAAAGATTTACTCTGGCGCATGTTGAAAGAATCAGAGAGAATCTTACGCCAACTGAGTTTAGTGCTTTATATCAGCAAGCACCATTGCCTAAATCTGGGCAATTAATTAATATTGATCTATTCCAAAGATTTGATCTTGATCCTGAAGAAAAGTTTTATAAAATAGTTTTGTCTTATGACACTGGAAGTAAGAAGAAAGCAACAAGTGATCCAAGCGCTCTGACCGTCTGGGGTTGTAACGATAAGAATAATATTTTGAAATTAATTAATGTCGTGAATAAAAAAATGGAGTATCCAGAACTCTTTCAAGAAGTAATGAGGCAAGCACGATATTATAATGATTATTCACAATGCGTTGTGACTATATTGATCGAAGATAAATCATCTGGAATATCTTTGATACAGGATTTAAAAAAGAATACCAATCTTCCAATTATGGCAATAACACCTAAAGGTAGCAAAATTGACCGTGTGAAAGAGATTCAGCCTATAATAGAGGCTGGTATGGTATGGGCTCCAAAGAAATCAGTATGGCTATTTGCGACTGAAACACAATTAAGTCAATTCCCATTGTGTCTTCATGATGATATAACTGATTCATTCTCGCAGTTTCTTAAATGGCAAGCAAAGCCTAAGTTTTCCAAAAGAGGAATTAAATTTTGGAAATAATTAATAACAAAAGGATATTACTATGAGATTAGATGAACTTAAGGAAGTGCATGATGAATATAAAGACTATATTCAGGAATGGAATCTGTATGGAATGGCGTATGAAGGCGGGATGCGATTTATTAAATACTGTCTCAAACATAATGGTCGAGAGAGTTTTAATAATTGGGCGTTGAGGCAGGAAGAAGGTGCGAATTTTAACTATGCAAATAGCATAATCGACATGATGAATTTCTATCTTACCGAGAAGCAGCCTGTTAGATATCTATCAGGACTCGATAATGATATCCTTTGGAATATGTTCATATTAGATTGTGATTATAGATCAAGTAATTATGATAGTTTTATCAATGAAGCTCAGAAGTATGCGTCAATATACGGGCATGTTGGCATTTTAGTTAATAAATCGTCTATTATATTTGACACAAAACAGCAGGAGATAGATAAGAAATGTTATCCATATCTGACTATCTATACGCCACAAAATATTTTAGATTGGGAATTTATAATTGACGACATAGGTCGGCCTGTCTTGAAATATTTAAAATTGAAAGAATTAGGAAATAGATATTTGATTTATTATCAAAATGCGTGGGAAATCTATGAAGTAAACAAGAAAGAAGAAGTAAAACTAATTGAGTCAGGAGAGAATAGACTTGGTGAGATACCGTTTGTGTGGAGCTTTAATGTCAAAAATATCGCCAAACCATTGGTAGGTATTAGTGATTTAAAAGAAATAGCGCCAATCGTAGCGTCTATATGTCGCAATATTTCTTCTGGTGATGAAATTATAAAATACGCTGGATTTCCAATGATGCGATTGCCCAAAGAAAGAGATGGGGCAGTTGGTGGTGGCGGAGATATACTTGTTGCACCTGATGGGGTATTGGAGTTTGATCCAGAACTTGGCGATAAGGGCAAGCCTGATTGGTTGGAGACCAAAGTTCTTGAACCAATTGATGCTATTTTGGGATGGACAGATCGTAAGGCAGATGAAATCTTTAGATTAGCCCACTTATCTGGCGTTCATGGACAGAGAAAGTCCAATAATGAAGTCTCTTCTGGATTAGCTATTCGATATGAAGGAAATCAGTTGAATAGTTTGTTGAATAAAAAAGCTGATCAAATGAATGAGACTGAGTTATCTGTTATTAAATACTGGCTCATGTGGCAGAATCAAGAAGATTTGATAGATAAGATTAAAATTATAAGAAAGCGTGAGTTTGCTATAGATGATCTTAGTGTGTCATTAGATGTCAATATCAAAGCAATATCAAGTATTGGCTCACAGACATTTGCATCTAAGGTCAAAGAAAAAATAGTTAGACAGGCGTTGCCTGATCTAACTGATGATGAATTTGATAAGATTGCTTATGAGATTGTTTTGAGTCTTGAAAATGGAACTTCAATAGGAGGTAGTAATATGAATTTGTTTGATAAGAATGGCAAAATAATCAATCCAAGAGATGGCGTGATGGTTCCTGGGACTGGAAGTTTGGAAGATTTGAAGAAGCAAATTGCAGGCGGTAATGGCGGTTCTAATCAGAAGATTGATCTATTGAAAGAAAATCAGAAAGTGCCTAATGCAGCGAATGTTATGAACAAGCAAAAATAACTGTTTGACATAATACAAATTATTTTCTAATGTATGAATGCAGGGAAACTCTCGCTCTGCTCAGATACTCCTTTCTCTCGTTGGCCTGCACGATTGTGTCGTGCAGGCTTTCTTTTTTTTAGAGAGATATTTTAATAAGTATACAATGTTAGACAGTTTATATCTTGAGGTTTGTTTGTTCTGATCTGGCATCTAAATACATCTAATTTTTTAAGATCGTTTGATGGCCTATTCTGAGCTGGAGCCGGCCAATCGGTATGAAGTATGACTGGTTTGATATGTGGATACCATGGGAATCGGCAGTATTCTTTTGGAAGCCATGTGGCTGATATGTCAAAATCTCTAAAATTATAGAATATATCAATCATGTGATCATCTGATGCGTATGGCGTTTTAGCTAAGTAAGTTGCTAAATTAGTCAGTAATATTTTATTTGCTTCTGTTGGTTTCCAGTAATGCACTGGACCTGTCCCAATCATTTGGTCAGTTGTGTAATACCTTATCTCTTGTGCTGGTGTGTATTTATTTTGATTTGTATCGAATATATATCCTGTGTTTTCAAGGTCAGCGAGCCAGTTATAAATAGCAAGGTCTGTATTAATAAAATCAAAGATATATGGATAAGACAAAAGAACAAGATCTATATCTAAAAATAATATATCAGTCTGATAGCGCTCTAAGCATGATAAAATAAAGTTATGCTTTGTAAAGCGAATATCTTCGGAACCTTTCATCGTAATAGAGTGGTGTATGTCAGGTAGAAGATATATAGCGACTGGTAAATTGTGATTTAAAATTGAATATTTAAA